CGTAGATAATTCGGCTGCCAATTAGCTCTTGAGCCTTTGCCTTTAATGGAACGTTGTCAAATAGTCTTGTTAGTTGGTTTGACGGCAATACGCCATATACTTTGTTATTGGAAAATCCAGAGAATGTAGCATTGGTTCCAGAAAATGTAACACCTTGGATATTATTCAATACCAAGTCCGCCCTTACCAAGTTCTCAATTACGTTAACATTAGTACTAGCTGCGTCCTTGAATAACAACTGGATCTCTTTTATGTTTGACCCGCCAATAGAAAAAGAAATATCTATAAGGTTGTATGTGTTCTGCATTGACTTGTTTACACCAGTCCCATAGTCAAATGTAAATACACTTGGTTCAAATCCAACAACAGAGAACGGAGAGAAAGAAGAGTACTCGTTGTTCATGTACTTGTACCTGTAAGCGAAGTACAAGAATTTGTCCTTGATATTGTTTGATGCGTTAGAGTCATTTCTAAAGACCAATGTAGGTGCAGCCAGTGGTGGCTTTACAATTACGTTTATACTCTCCTCTGTGAAGTTGTTGTAAGCGTAGAAAGCCTTTGTATCAACCCTCCTAGGTGGGTTTAAATTGTCTGTCCAGAATAATAGACCACTAATGTAATTTACACCAGTGATTAAGTATTCAGAATTGAAGTTTAAGACATTGCTAGATCCGCCTCTAGTGTCCATTGCAATAATGGATGTAAGGCCTGTCTGTGAATTGTAAGATGCAATGATGTTTCCCGTAACAGCCTTTACAAACCAGAAGATTAAGAACTCGGCAGGGACAGCTATAGAGCCAATCGTCTTGGCCCCGGCCAAAGAGAATGCACTTCCAGAAAAAGCAGTCGCAGCGGCAGCTAGTCCGCTCACCTGTGTATTACCTAGCTCGTTAGCTACAGCGCCAACACCGGCGTCCTCAGAGGTTCCTACGGTTATGTTAAGAGCATTACGATACTGCCCGTTTGGAACTAGACGCTCGTCTAGGTCCTTATTCATTATGCCGGATACCAGCGACCTTGTTATTTGCATTATTTAATCCAGTTAGATTGATTCCGTAATACCATCAACAATCTACCAGAGTGCAAGTTGCTCATCCTAATCTTTGCGTTGCGAAGAAGGGCTGACTTCTCTTCTCTCGCTCTACGAACGATATACTCCTGTACTCCAACACGATTGTTTAAAATACACCACTTGATATAGCTATACATGAAGTCCTCGGCAAGCTTGTTTACCTTGACCAATGAGTCGTCACCGTTCTCAAGACCATCGGAGATGTACTCCATCACCAATAACTGGTCAGACATCTGAGAGCTGAAGTTAATCACGCCAGAGCCTTGATCGATTCTGAAGTTCGGATTACCGTTGGCAGTCTCTCCGTTCAGGCCGAAGTATCCGCCCAAGTCATAGTTAAAGTACCAATAGCCATCTACAAGCCATCCATATCTTCCGTTTGCCCAAGCGTCGCCGGTGAACAATGACTGCGTTCCGCCTTGGATTCTCTTTATGTCAAGCTCAGACGTGCCCGTAAGCACCTCTCCGTTCTGATCGTATAGGATATTGTCACTAGAGTCCTTTAGGTATGTCTGTGCGTAGTTTACGGTCTTGCTCTCTAGTAACGGGAATAACACGCCCTCGTTCTCCAATGAGATACGAACGTAGTTAATGTAGTCAGGTGGCAGTATCAACTTAAGATCTGGGCCAATCCTAAACTCAAGGACACGAACATTCCTAGCCGCATCGTAGTTGAGTTCCTGTATAGAACGCTTTGCGTAGAACAGTACATTGTACCTGTTCACGGTTCCGATCAACTTGTCGTCACCAACATACATAAGCATGAAGTTATTAACCACGTCAGCAAGGCTGACATACTGGTACTCCCCATTATTATTGGGGTCTGAGTAGTATTGTTGATTGCTTATATATGCCATTATGATTGCTTGGTTGACTCTGCGTTTTCTCCGGCCATTGCGAACTGAACCACATCGGCCTCACGGATATTAACACCAGCGTATGAAAGGATCTTGAAGACTAAGTCGTTTTGTGAGCTTTCCGAAAGCTCAAAGTCTTGATAGTCAACAGCTGACTGGTTGAATATAGGCGACCCTGACACGACAGAGTATGTCCACTTAGGATCAACAGGATAGCGAACGTGCAGAGCGCTGACATTCGTTTGGATTGTGCTCGGATATACATAATAAAAATTCTCCTTCTCATAGTACGCAGGGTACGATGTAGTGGGAGCCGTCAAGTTTGACGAGATAAGGTTCATAATTTTGGTGTGAGCCACGTACTCAATCTCTTTGTTAGCGTAAAGTAGAACGTTAACAAAATAAGAATTAGAAGGTGCAGGAAAAGCGCCGGCACCAGAATTATACGTAAGAGTCGCTTGCTCACTAAATCTATCAATTTTTTCTGCAATTTGTTTTTGAATATCTGAGTAGCCATCGTTGGCCATTCTGGCGTTTCTTTTATTAACCCAGTTAGTGTAATCGTAAAATTGTTGTTCAAATATCTCTAGCTGAGCCTGCTTGGCAAACAAGTTGAACTCATCCGGTGTAATATAACCGTTGTTGTCCTTGTTTATGATAGCCATAACAGTATTTCTAACCGTGTTAATCATGTTCTCACAAAGATAACAAAAAAAGGCCACCCCTCTCGAGATGGCCTTAGTTTTAAATAGTCTTGATGTTTACGCTACGGTAATTCCGCTAACTGCGTATGGAAGACCTGATACAGTGTATGCAACATAAGTCCAAGGAGTCTGCAAAGCAGCAACTACGGAATTTTGAATTGCGTCACGCTGTGTCTCGTCTCCTGCACCAGCAGTAGCATGTGTAAGTGTAACCACTTTGCCACCACCGTAAACGATAGTAACTGTAGTTGTAGAGGCTTGCTCAATCAAAATGATTCCTGTAGCCTGAACTAGCTGATTTTGTTCGCTAGTAACTGGGATGCTTAAAAATTTTTCCATACAACAAATATACGTATAATTATGATAACTTAGACTTCACCATCTCTAATACTTCTTTCCCTTCAGCAGACTCTAAGTATGCAGTCAAAACATACACAGCGTCTTCGCCCTGCTGCACGTTCATCAACTTACGCTTGTTTCCGGTCATGTTAAACCAGATCTCACGGTTATTGTTACGCATACCAAACAAGCCCTCAGAAAGCGCCTTAGAGGCTAAAGCTGTCTCGGTCAATGATGGGTCGTTCAACATCTCTAGCAACTGAATTGGATACTCTCTTGCGTACAACAAGATGTCTCTCTTCAACTCTGGAGTAGTCATTGTGTCAACTACAGGCCCCCAAACCAATCTAGCTACAGCTAACATGGTATCTAGGTCCATATTTCTAGCGGAGATCTGAGCGTCTAGCTCTACATTCATGTCCTCGATGTCGATCATAGCCTCTTTTTCTGGATTCAACTCCATAAAGATCTGGCCATTTAATGGATGGATATCCAAGAACTGTGACAAAAGAGGATTGTTTGCTGGAACTACCAAGGCTCCATCTTCAAAGACAACAGGCTCGACAATTGCATTGTCGTCTTGTTCGTCTTCAAATACAGACTTTTGGTTTCTTGCATAGCGAAGAGCACGGTTAGTCTTTCCATCGAAGTGGAGCAGTGAAAATCTTTTAGTGTTACGAGATGGCAACACATAAGTTAACGGGGAGGTGCTGGAGGTAAGGACAAATACCCTGTCCTTAAGCTCATTTGTAGATTTTATCATAAGTAGATTTAATTGTTGGTACAAATATAAACAAAAAGGGTGAGTACATTGTACCCACCCCTTGTGTGTGATAACCTATTTAAGATTAAGCAGTCTTGAACAAGAAGAAGTTGTTCGCGCCCAAGGTGCACAATGCACGCTCAGACAAGAAACTAACTTTCATTGCATCCAAGTCACTAGTAGCAGCGCCACCAGCAGAACCTGTGATCCAAGTCTTGTATCTGCGATTCTCAGTTTCGCTAGCACGGTAACGAACGTGCAAGAATGGACGCTTAGCGTTCTTACCCATAACTTGATCGTAAACATTAGTTGAACCAGCAGGTACTAATACACCGTTGATTTCACCACCATTGATACCACCACGAAGAGTAGCATCGTTTAAGTATTTCCAATCAGTCTTGTAGAACTCATATCCACGCTTAAATCCAGAGAAGCCCAAAGTCAAGGCCATTTTCTCGTCGTTGTTGAACAAACCGTAGCTAGTTCCACCAGCACCGTAGCTGTTTTGAGCAGCCAACATATCATCGATATCGAAGCTGAAGTTACGGTTCAAGAACAATACGTTCTCTTGGATAGCACCTTGCTTGTCCAAACGTTGGATGATAGCATCGAAGTCAGCCAAAGTACTTGGATTTCCACCAGCCCAAATGTTTCCACGCTGTTCAACTGTGTAGAATAAACCTTTAGTTCCTTTGTTACCAACATCACCAGTTACTGCGATAGCACCAGAAGCGGTTTCAGCAGGAACACCTTCTACCATGGCCATTTCCATGTAGTCTTCGAAACGCAAACGAGTTTCGTGCTCAGACTTGATGTACCACAAGTATCCAGTTGCACCATTTTCAGTAGTAACTTCTACCCATCCGATCTGAGCCATGTCAGAACCAGATACTTCGTAGTTGTCCTTGATGATGATAGGAGAGTTGTCGAAGAAACTATCTTCAGCCTCCAAAGAACCAGACATACCGTTAGCTCCTTTTTTGAATTCAGAACCATAAACGAATGCAGTAGAAG